TCGATTATATAAACAATACACATCAAAAAGGCACTCCAAAGCATCAAAAACGGGCCCTTTTAGCATACTTTGACCGATAATTAGCACATTTTAGCTTAAAAGAGGAAAATCAGGAACCTATGAGGACGGGGAAAAGTGCCAATTGCTCTCCAGCGGGTATAAAAAGGGCAATATTCAGGTTTTCTGTCCCATAGGGGGTATACCACCCCAAATCTTTAAATTATTTTAGACTAGGTTGGTGCCTAACCAGTGTATAACAAAATTTCTAGCAAAATTTTCCGGAGCCAAAAAACAGAAGACTACAGGGTAGAAGACTACAGGACTGATACGGTAGAAGGTTCATAGAACCCAAAAGGAGAAGGAGATGAGAATAGTAGTGATGCCGGATAAACGTACGTTAGAAGCGTTCTTAGAAGGAGAGGTGACGTTTGACAAACGTATCGGGAGGTTCGTCTGGAAAGAAGATTGGGTACGGGATACAAGCACGTCAGCGGTATCCGACAGGATACAAGCCCGATGGTGGGACATGAGGAAGGGAGACCACAGCACCATAGACATCGAGAAGCTCAGGGGACTCAGTAAGGAATGGATAATGGCGGCGCTACACAGGATACTCCAAGAAGACCCTGACGTCGCTGGGGCCATCCAGATAATTCTCGAGACAGGTGCTGACCTATGCGGGGAGGAGTAACCCTTCTCCCCCCTATTATGGCTGGAAAAAAACGAATCAGTGTAAAAGAGAAGAAATTTGCTAAGTATTATGTCGAGAACTCCGGCAATGCTACTGATGCGGCCATAAGGGCTGGATATAATGTGGCTAAACGCAATTCTGCCGCCGTTATCGGGTATAACAACCTTAAAAAACCTAAAGTCATCCTCGAGATTCAGAAACACCTCGAGATGTCAGGGATTGACGAAAGCTATATTTCTAACACGTTAAAAACAATCATTGATGAAGGAAAGGACCGGAAAGTCACCGCTAATGACGCCTTAAAGGCCTTAGATATGGCTCTTAAACTCAAAGGAGCTTACCCTGCGGCTAAGTCCGAAATCGCCAAACTCGATATCAGGGCCGACCTAAGAGGGAAGTCTATCGAAGAACTAGAACAAGAACTTATTGAGTTACAAAAATCAAGAGAGGAGGCATCTGAACGATATGTCCAGGTCGAAAGCCGAAGGATTGATGAAACCGAAAGCAAGAAAGTCAAAGGAACTGAAAAAAGCGAGTAAAGAGGCCCACGAGGTATTTGAGGCCCTTACTGGAGAAGATGAGAAAGCCGGTCGGGCGGCTGCTGAGGCGTATCGTAAAGATACTGAACGTTCGCATGATGAACGCACTGCCTGGGAATCAAATGAGCTTAGAAAGCGTCTAAAGAGAGATATTTCTTATAAGGATTTCTTGGCTCAGATGTTACGGGATAGGATTGAGGTCATGGCTGCCCCTCCGGGGTTCGATTTCGCTACCTCGGCGACTAAAAAAGGTGTGGCTGTCGCTTTACACTCCCCAGAAGGTAAATGGTATACGAAAGGTTTTTCCCCGATGTTTAACCTCGAAATAGATATGAACGCTGTTGAGGTCTTGGCTACGCAGATGGAGAATACGCTTTACAAGGTAATGTACGATGAATCCTCTAAAAAGTGAGGTCCGTAGAAAAGAACTAATCGAAAGTATCGCTAAAGAGCATGCGGTTTTGCGGGCGATTGAGTCCAAAAAGCTCCTTACTAACTTGTTTGAGTTCAACCGCAAAGTCTTAAAGGTTGAAGACGGCCCTGGAAGGGTCCCTTTGGCTGATTTTCATAAAGAGTTGTGTAGTTTCGTCGAGACTTGGGATAAAGAGCGTCGGAAGCTGATTTTGATTCCCAGGGGACACTTAAAAAGCAGTTTAGTCACCGTCGGATACTCGCTCCAGCAGATTGCCAAAAACCCCAAAATCCGCATTTTGATTGCTAATGCGACCTACCAGATGGCGGTAGCATTCCTGAGTCAGATTAAAGACCATTTAGTAAAGAATGAGACCTTTATCGAGATGTACGGGAGTCTAGGCGATAATGCGGCCAAATGGACCGAATCAATGATTAAAATCGCCTCTGATGAGGAATCTTACGAGCGTAAAGAACCCACGGTGACCGCTTATGGTATCGGTGGGTCTCTTACAAGCCAGCACTACGATTTAATCATCCTCGACGACCTCGTAAACCGTGAAAACATTGGCACTAAGGAGCAAATCGAGAAGGTAATTCTCTCTTACAAGGATTGTCTTGATTTATTGGAGCCCGATGGGCATTTGGTGATGATTGGGACTCGCTGGCACGATGCTGACCTTTATGGGTGGATTAAAGATAATCAAGGAGACTATTTCGAGTCTGTGACTCTTAAAGCGGTAGATGGTGGTCTCGACAGCGGTAAGATACTGTTTCCTGCTAAATACTCTAGAAGCTACCTTCAGCAACTCAGGGCTGAGAAGGGCCCCTACGAGTTTTGCTTGCCGGCGGAGTCTCCAGTTGTGATGTCAGATTGGACAGAAAGGCCCGTGCAGGAAATACGGGTTGGTGATGTGGTCGTCGGGTTTGAACGGGGCGTTGGTGTGGGTAAGAATAAGCTAGTTAGGTCGAAGGTTTTGCGTATTACCTCTTTTGAGGATGACATTTATGAGGTAACAATGGCATCTGGCCGCTCTGTTCGGTGTAATAAACATCATAGGTGGTATACGGGCAGATTGGACAAGACGCACAAAATGTACCGTCCGGCAAGGGTCGGCGGTAAACTGATGTACGTTTTTCCTCCAGAAGAACGTCTCGTTCCCTATTGTGAGGAAGTTCTTTGGTCTTACTTGGGCGGGATGTTTGACGCCGATGGGAGTTTGAAAAGTGGGGGGTGTTTAAATATCACTCAGGGGATTGAGAACCAACAGGTTATCGGGAAGATAAAGCGTGTCTTAACCGCATTGAAGATAGAGTACCGAGAGGAAATACGGGATAGAGGCGTCGAGAACCCTTCTTGGGGGGAGGTCTCTACCATTCACTTGCTTGGGGGAAGTGAGTTCAAATTGCGGTTTATTAGGAACTGCGATTTTGGAAAACGCCCCGAGCTTATTGAGCAGTTGTATGAGAAGGGTAGCCGGTTTGTTAAGGAGAAGGATACTATAGTTGATATTAAGAAGATTTGTCGCGGTACGGTGTATGGGTTAGAGACTGAGACGAAGAACTTTATCGCTTACGGGTACGCCTCTTCAAACAGTACACAGTATATGAACGACCCGATTCCTGACGAGAGTGCGACTTTCAGGCCAGATTGGTTCAAACATTACGACTCTGACGAGTTGTATGAAAAACCTGTGAATTACTTTACTTTCGTTGACCCCGCCATCTCGGCTTCAGAACAAGCTGACTACACGGTAATCCTGACTATCGCCGTCGACCAATATCGTAATGTTTGGGTAAAAGACATCTTTCGTGACCGTGTCAATCCGACACAGTTAATCAATCAAATCTTTCTCACTTATGAGGAGTTCCGTCCCCGACAGATAGCTATCGAGACGGTAGCATTTCAGAAAGCCCTCCAACACTTCATTTATGAGGAGATGCGGACTCGTAATGTTACTTTACCGCTTATGGAGGTCAAACCCGATTACAGAGAAACGAAGGAGATGCGTATTCGTGGTTTAGTGCCTTATTACGAACAAGGTAAGATATACCACCCTAGTCATGAGTATAATGTCGAGTTTCTTGAAGACGAGCTTAAACGGTTTCCAGTATCAAAACATGACGACATTATCGACGCCCTGAGCTACTTTCCGAGAGTAATCTTCCCCCCGAAGGTAAAAACTGAGGACGAAGACCGCCGACGTCACAAATACCTATATTGACTATGATTTCTGTGCTACAATAGAGGTATGTCTAGGAAACCACTCACTGAGGAGCATAAGCAGAAGATACGTGTCGCAATTACAGGCAGGGTAGTTACTTGGGGAAACAAGATAAGTAAGTCCAACAAAAGATATTATGAGGAACATGTCCACCACTGTAAAGGTATTAAGCTGTCTGAGGAGCATAAGAGAAAAATCGGAGAGGCACATCGTGGAAAGGGGCACTCAGAGGAAACTAGAAAGAAAATAAGCGAGTCTTTGCGTGGTCGCAGCAGAGCGAAGACGCCGAAGATGTGCGGAAGCAGTAATCCCAATTGGCGTGGTGGTATTTCACCAGAGAAACATAGAATCAGAAGCTCCATTGAGTACCGCTTGTGGAGGGCGGCCGTTTACGCCAGGGACAATTGGACCTGCCAAAAGTGCGGCAAGCGCGGGGGTCATTTGGCTGCGCACCACATAGAAAGCTTCGCTGCGTGTATAGCTCTAAGAACGTCCATTTCCAATGGAGTAACATTTTGTCGTAGTTGCCACAAAGAGTTCCATAGGCAGTATGGACAGGGCGGGTCTACGAGGGAGAAGTTAGTCCAGTTTCTAGAGTAGCTATGATATACTCACCTTGATGGCTCTAAAACCCGACAAAGAGTACAAGATACGCTCCCGATACCGACCCTCAAAGGAGAATAAAGACGCTCTAAGGTACGTCTACGACCGCTTTCAGGACATGAAAGAGGGCCGCTCTACATATGAGAATGAGTGGGAGAAAGCCCAGAAACAGTATGAGGGGTTTATTGCGTCGCAAGACCGAGAAGATTGGCAATCAGATATTTACATTCCCCTGACGTCCTCGATTGTTGAAGCTATCCTGGCGGAGATTATTGACCTCAATCTTCGCCCTTTATACCTTCCTAGAGAGCCCCAAGACCAATCAGCTGCTACCGTACTGAACCACATCTTTAAGTATACGTGGGAAATCGGCGACGGTGATATTGAACAACATAAGGTCTTAAAAGATATGCTTATCTTCGGTACTGGAATAGCACAGGAGTATTGGCGGTCTGACCCCCGTACAGTGAAAGAGATGGTTAGTTTCGACCCCGATGCTGGTGAGGAGTACAAAGAACGAGAGATAAAGGATTTCGATGATGTGTATATGGAGGCAGTAAGGTTACACGATTTCTATATTGACGAGCGGGCACGGGGTTTCGTCGGCCCCAACGGAGCCCGAGACTGTATCCGGCGGTATGTGATGCACATTGACGATTTTAAGAACTATTTTAAGGGTTCGGTATGGGACCATCTCGGAGCAGCTAAGTATGTTGTGCCTGGCGGGGATACTAATTACTATGAATTTTACTCTCCCCCAGAAGGTATAGATAAGAATGAGGTAGAAGTCCTGTGGTATTGGAACAAACCTGATGACCGTTTAGTAATCGTAGCTAACGATGTCGTGGTCAGGAATACTCCTAATCCTTACACGCACAAACGGCTACCATTCGCTCGGGCAGTAGATATATTTGATGGGCATAAGTTTTACGGCACGGGCGAACCAAAGCTCCTAGAGGGATTACAGGAGGAGATGAACATCCACCGTCGGATGTTAATGGACCGTGGGCATCTGGATATAGATAAGATGTTCCTTGTGTCCTCTCGTGAGTCTTTAGACGAAGAACAACTGATTAAACGCCCCCACGGGATTATTGAGGTCGACGACCCGAATTCTATGGTCCCCATAGAGTATGGAGACGTCCCCTCGTCTTATTTCCAGAGTCTAGAAATGATGAGAGACGATGCTGTCCGTGTTACTGGGTTTGATGACCGGATGCAATCGGTAAAGACTCCAGGAACGGCTACTGAGGCCGCTATCCTCAAAGAAAGTTCTCTACGGAGGATTCGGGCTAAGGTCTTCTTGTTAGGAAAGATGTTCTTAGTGAACATCGGACGGCTTCGCTTGGCTAACATTCAGCAGTTTTACTCCACCCCGAAGATAGAGAAGATTATCGGCGACAAAGAAAGTCGGAAGTATCGTGAGGCCGTGGCTGACGCTAAACGGCATGGAAGATATCGTTCGGTTAACGGAGATGATTATGAGGAGAAGTATCGCACGATTCGGATAGAGGATAAGGAGCTGGAGCGTGGGGATAATGGGGAAATCGTTGAAAGTCCTCATTCGGGTTGGACATTCTTTGAAGCCGACCCCGACTCAATCCGTGGCAATCTTGATATCAGTATCACCTCGGGACCAATACTGCCGGTATCTAAGCCCTTACTACAGCAACGGACTGAGACTCTAGCTCAACATCCAGTGATTATGGCCGGAGTCGAAGCAGGAATATACGACCCTGCTAAGATAGGGGATGCCTTGTTAAAAGCCCACGATTTCAGTCCTGATGACTTTAAGACTCAGGAACAACTACCAGAACAACAGGAGGTAGCTAGTGGTCCGTCAGATATGGAACGAGAGATTGAACTAGCTAGTATTGAGAACGAACAAATGATGAAAGGTAAGGCAATCGCCCCGACTCCTTATGTATCTAGTAAGCACACCAAACTCCATCTCGCCTTTATGGAATCTGAGGACTTTAAGTCCCTTCCTAACGACTCCCCAGTAATCCAGAATATGACTAACCACGTCGCTGGTGAGCTAGAAGCCCAACGACGGCGGGGTGAGGAGGTTCCTCGTGAACCAGGAGACCGACAAACTAGCAAGCCCCCAGGAGCGTTCCAGAAGGCCGTAGGGGCTGTTAAAGGGTTCTTTGGTGGTCCTAAGCCCGTAGAGCAGGCGATGGCTACAACGCCCGCTAAGGCCATAGGAAGCGAAAATGTACAAAAGATTGTCTAATGTCATCTAAAGACCTTAAGGTTAAACAAATCAAGGGGGTGAGTATAAAGGACCTTCAGGTATTGTCTGACCTAGAAGGAAGTGATTTCTGGGACGACCTTCACCGGTTGTTTGAGACTAAGATTTACAACCTTATCGTTGACATTCAACGACTCCCTGCGGCTGACCCGAATCTGGGTGTTAAAAAGGCGTTCTATGATGGCCAAATCAGTGCGCTTAGGAAGTTCGATAAGCAAGTCAGAGAAGCAGACAAAGAATTAGATAAACTGGAGAAATAATGCCCGTTAAACTCGAGAGAAAACTGAAAAAACAAGCAAGGAGTAAGTTTGGTTCAACAGTAAGCAAAAGGGCCCGTCGGTATATTTGGGGTACGCTTAGGAAAACCGGCTGGAAGCCGAGCCGCAAGGGTCGTAAAGGTGATGGGGCTCTAGGGTATATGAGTTCCCCAGACTTTAAAATCTAGTGTGTTATACTACGAAAAGGAGGCATCAACCCCGTCGATGACGGGCTGGCGCCTCCCTTTTGTTAGGATAACCCGAGCCACGGGCCTTACACCTAACGGATAATTCTATCGAACCGAACGGTGGTGATTTTATGGCAGAAGACACTTCTCCTCCAGAGGAGGGCAAAGAAGAAAAAGAAGAGTTGCTAGCTGGCAAGTTCAAGTCCAAAGAGGACCTTGAGAAAAGCTACCTAGAACTCGATAAAAAGATTGGTGAGCAGGGTCTGGAGCTAGGGACTGCTCGAAAGGAACTAGCCGAAGCACGGGAGTACCAAATGTACACCCGACCAGTTGTTGACTTACTAGATAAAGACGAGAGTCTGAGAAAGACCGTTTTTACCAAGCTAGGAATAACTACTGAGGGCGAGCCAGTCAAGGAGTCTAAACTAGATGACTCCAGAGTACAGGAACTAGTTAGGAAAGAAACCGCACCTTTAAGGGACGCTCAGCAAAGTGATGCTGTGAAAGACTTTGAAGCAAAGCACGGGATTGACAAGCTGAGTCCTGAGGAGCGGAAAGACCAGCGGGCAAGGATTGGTGCTTACATCGGTAAATGGGTAGGTAGCATGAAAAACATTCCTCCGCAGGCACTGGCTAGTTATCTAGAAGACGCGTACACCTTAGCTAACGCGGATATTATTAGAAACCAAGGGAAACTTGAGGGTCGGGTAGAAGAGCGCACCAAAGCGGCAGCTTCTATCGGTAGCATTCCATCTGGCGAGGGGGAACCCTCAAAGGGTGAGCTGACCGGAGAATATAAAGAAGTTGCTGAGAAGATGGGCGTCGACCCTAAAAAGTACGCTAAGGCCCTTGAAAAGATTGATTCCGAAAGGAGCAAATAACTATGGCAGGATTCTATTACTACGGCCATCTGCTCGGGGCGGACAATCCGGCAACTGTCGATATCCTCATTGAGGATAGCGCAACTATTACTCTTGGTGATGCTGTTGATATCAACACTAACGGTGGGTGTCAGCCAGCAGACGCTGGGGATAAGGTTTACGGGATTGTTGTCGGTTTAGTAGGCAAGGACGGAACTCCTCTGTCTACAGTCCCAACCGGAGATTACGATGGTACATACAGCGGACACGCTGGAATCGTGGGTAGCGAAACCTACGTGGCGGCCGCAGACAATTTGGCCACCGAGAAAATTAAAGCCAAAGTTATTGCCGACCCGTTCGCATTGTTTATGAATGATGCTGCGGGTGATATGACCTATGCCGACGACTATCAGTTCTTCGACCTCACGGACGAAGACCAGATTGCCGACCAGGACGGACACGCAACTGCTGGAGCATTCCAGCTAGTAAAGCGTGACCCCGACGACGATGGTGACGACTCTAAGGGGCTGTTCCGAATCGCCGAATGGCAGGGTTATCCTTTTGCTCAACAGTAACGTTGAGTTTTATTGATTGTTTGACAGGAGGTAAATATGGCAGCATATAGAACAGGATTTGCGGACCTTCTAGAGCCTGGCTTTCGGACCATCTTTGATGACCGATATACCGAGCTTGGTGAAGTGTTTCCGTCTATCTTCAAAGTAAACTCCTCAAACAGGATGGAGGAAAAGGATTCGGCAGTAACCGGATTTGGCTATCTAGTCGAGACAAACGAAGGTGAGCAAATCACCTATGAAGACCCGATTCAGATGTACGATAAGACGTACACTCATAAAAAGTACACTCTTGGCTTCAAGGTAAGCGAAGAGATGTTCGAGGACGACCTTTATAGTGTGATGAACAAGAAGCCGAAGGCACTCGCACTCTCCGCAAGGAGAACTGCCGAGAACCACGCTGCTTCAGTCTTTAACAATGCGTTCTCTACCAGTTACACTGGTGGAGATGCTAAGCCCCTATGTTCTACCTCCCACCCACGGGCGGATGGTGGAACTGCTCAGAGCAACGCCAGTGATACTGGTATTACTCTGACCGAGGGTAATCTAGAGACTGCGGACCTCGCAATGAGGGCCCACCTCGATGACAAGGGAATGAAGATTATGTCCAAAGCGGACATGCTTCTCGTTCCTCCAGCTCTCGACAAGGAAGCACGGATTATTACCGATTCCAGTCTTCGGTCTGCGACCGCGGATAACGACCTCAATGTATATCAGGGTCGTTTCCAGGTTCAGACGTGGGACTACCTCACATCAACTACGGCATGGTTCTTGCTTGACAAGAATCTCCACGAACTTAATTGGTTCTGGAGAGTAAGACCAGAGTTCAAGCAGGGAGACGCCTTTGACGCCGGAATGGCAATGTTCAAAGTGCGGGCACGCTTCTCTTATGGATGGAGCGACTGGCGTGGTGTTTGGGGAAGTAAAGGCGATAGCTCGTCCTACAGTGACTAACTGTAAAGGTGGGGGGCTTCGGTCCCCCACCAGAGCCCTTAGGAGATATTAATGGCAGAACCAACAAGTTCCGTATCACAATTTGCAGGTTGTATTTATCGGGCGGCTGAAGCTCCGAGTGACCCGTCTACTGGCGATGTGTGGCAGGATACTGATACTAATAACATCCTGATTTACAACGGCAGTGAGTGGGTAGGTACTGCGGCGATGACGACTTCAACTTCGACATCGACCTCGAGTACTAGTACATCTACTAGCTCTACTTCGACATCGAGCACGAGTACAAGCTCTACCTCGACTTCGACATCGAGTACCAGTACGAGTACTAGCTCTACGAGCACCAGTTCGACGAGCACCAGCTCAACGTCAACCTCTACTAGCTCCACGAGCACTAGCTCCACGAGCACTAGCACGAGTTCGACGAGCACCAGCTCAACCTCAACATCTACAACAGAGTAATCTGTGGTGGGCTGTTGGTTGATTGGATTATTATGGCAACTATAGTACCTAGAGCAATTGAATCAGAGTGTATTACTGGGGATACGTCTATCAAAGACAGTCCTGGAGTGGTCTACGCAGTAGTATTGGCGGGAGGTAGCGACGCGGCAACCCTGACTCTGTACGACAACACGGCAGCAGCAGGTGAGCGGGAGCTGTTTCTAGCAGCAGCTGCGGGAACTAGCGAGGCATTCTGCCCCGTTGGTGTAGGGATGAAGTTCAGTACTGCTATTTATGCCGATATCAGTGGAACGGCTGCGTATGCTACAATACTTTACGAGTAATGGCTAGAATATCGGGAACACACATTACAAGGTTTACAGGACGGCTGCGCTGTCTAGCTACAGACCCGACAGGGGACGCTAAGGTTGGCGAGTGGTATTTTAATACTGCCGACAACCAGATTAAGATATTTGATGGGACTAACTGGATAGCTACTGGGGCAATGAGTACATCGACTTCTACGTCAACGAGTTCAACCAGTACTAGCACGTCTACGACCTAAAATAAATTATGCCAGAAACACAAGGAACACATTTTTCACGGTTTGTCGGTGCCATCATTGTATCGGCAAGTCCCCCATCACCTGGCCTAGATGGTATGGTGTGGCTTGATTCTGATACAAACCAACTCGCAGTATACTACGATGGTTCGTGGCGGTTTGTTGGGGTAATGACAACCTCAACATCAACGTCTACTAGCTCGACATCTACATCTACATCAACCACTTAGAAAGGTGGTGAAATAATTTGGCTAATCAATCTCAGGTAACTGATAAAGCTGAGGTAATTGGGAGAGCTATCTACAACCCCCCTCAGGTTTATAACAAAAACATAGTTATTGACGACAAACTAGTTCATAAAAAGGGTGACCCTAATCCCTGTGATATACACGGCTTCATCATTGATGGGGTAGTCTATAGTCTTCCGGTGGGTGAAACATACCTATTCCCAGACCGTATTGCTGAGGTATTGCTGGGGCGGTTTAGCTGGTTAAAGGAGGTCAAAGCAAAGAAGAAGAACTTTGAAGGCGAGACCGTTCCTTTTACTCCAGCACCGACTCGTGAACCTACGGAGAAGGAAGCTCCTTTACTAGCACGGGCCCGTAGAAAGGCCGCTAGGGGACAAAAGTTGTTCGCCTTGACATCCACGGGAGATCGTGTTGAAATAAGTCCAATGGGCGTTTCTAACGTCCCGACGGCAGATATTGTGGGCGGGTCAGAAGACGACCACGCCTAGGAGGCATCTTGTCAAAAAAGAAAGTTTGCGTTTTCACAACTTTTAGTGGGGCGGACCCTGCGTATTCGTTGAATCGCGTCGTCCAGGACCAGATAAAGATGTTACTTACTCACGGCTACGAGCCCACGGTTATCGTAGCTGAGGGCTTTAAGCCGATTGAGCTATATGCTCACGAGAAGGTAACTATTGCCGAAATCCCCAATGTCCCCGTTTCCAACGAAGCCCGTATGGATAACACATTCAATAAGGATGTGATGCGCTTAGAGGGTCGTCTAATGGAGATTTTGTCTGATGTTGATGTTTGTATCACTCACGACATTATCTATCAGGCAGCGGCTCTTAAACACCAGATAGCGGCTAAGAGGGTAGCTAAGAAAAAACGCAATCTCCGATGGCTACACTGGGTACACTCTGCGACCCCCCCAGCACGACTAGCTAATCTGACCCAGAACTTCTCTGATGAGTTCTCTAAGGAAATCCAGCGAGAGTTTCCTAACTCCCTCATTTGTTATCCGAACCAGTGGTTCATTCCTGCGGTAGCTAAATCATTCAATGTTAGTGAGAACCAAGTAAAGTGGGTTCCTCACCCAACAGACTACTGTAGGTTCAAGAAGTACGAGAAAGACACTATTAAACTGATTGAGCAGAAAGATATGCTCAATGCCGATGCGATAGCTGTCTATCCTATTCGGTTAGATAGGGGCAAACAAGTCCAGTATGTGATTGAGGTGATGGCGATGCTCAAAACTCTCGGTAGGAGTGTCCGAGTAATCATTGTTGATTTCCACTCTACTGGGGGGGATAAAGTAACCTATCGGGACGAGCTGAAACAGCTAGCAATCACCTGGGGATTGAATGAGCAGGAGATTGTCTTTACCTCGGAAGTAATGGATAACTGGCACCTACAGGTTCCCTGGGAAGTCGTATCAGACTTAATGGATTTAGCTAACTGTTTTGTGTTCCCCTCGGCTTCGGAGAGTTACTCCTTAGTTACGCAGGAGAGTGGTATCTCCCGTCAAGCTCAGGTACTTAACTTCAACCTCACACCCCTTATGAGTATTTTTGGTAACAACCCGTATTACAGGAAGTTCGGTGAGGCCGCAGTAGACCCATTTAACAATCAAGATGCGGGGACTATGGAAACCACCTACGATAACGAGAGAATGGCGATGCTAGAGGTGGCGGGGATACTCAACCACGAACTCACTAGGAACCGTGTCCTCGCTCAGGAGATATTCTTGCGCCAGAAACGCTCCCTCAAAAATGTCTTTCAGACTTACATTGAACCCTTGTTCTTTTACGAAGAGAAGCCAGATGAGGTAATCAAGAAGGAATGATTAACGGAGCAGTAATCGGTTATGGGGCGGTCGGACAAGCTACCGCTAAAGCATTTGGGCTGACTAAATACTACGATAAGAAAGGTAGTTCAGCCGACCTAGATGAGTGCGGTGCTAGTCATTTTGTCTTTATCTGTCTTCCGACACCGACCAATACTGATGGGACTCAAGACCTTACCGATATACGGAAGATAGTCAAACAGATAGCTAGTCTTGGAAGGAGGCCGATTATCGTTATCCGGTCTACCGTAATCCCTGGAACGGCTGATAACCTACACGAGATTTCTGGTTTAGAGATTGTATCTAATCCTGAGTTTGGTAGTGAGGATACAATGGACGAGGATATGGCCAATCCACATCTTGTCGTAGTAGGTAGTCGCAATAAACAGACGGCTAAGGCGGTTATGGGGCTATATAAGAAATACGACTGTCCTAAGCTGATGACCGACCCCGTAACTGCTGAAACATTTAAGTACACCTGGAACGCTTGGTTTGCGACTAAGGTAACCTATGGAAACTTAAT